TTTTTTTTATTATTAACTTTGTTTTTTTTATTATTTTTTATTATATCTTCTTCAAATAAATTGTATAATTCGCTTGATATGTTCTTACTTAAAAACGAAATGATTGAAGTATTATAATTTTCATATTGAATTATTTCATTGTATTTATGGAAGTCTTTATATTTTTCTGTCAACCCCGGTTCATTTAATAGAGGTTTATTATGGAATAACGTTACCAATGTTAATAAAACACTCCTAATTGTTTGACAAGATGTCCATTGTTCCCCCCTCCAAGTGTTTAAAATAGATAAACACACTTTACCAGTTATGTATAAATTGGGGTGAAATCGGGTACGTCCATTATTCGTTAAATAAGTAAGTTTTGGTGGTGAAAATGGATAATCGGATGGGAATGAAAATTTAAACAAATAATAACCATAATTATACAATGTTTCTTCGGGGCCCATTATTAATGCGTACCCACATAACATATCATTTTCATCGTGTTTATAATAAATACCATTGTCTTCCAATGGGTTTTTTATAATATCAATTACATCTTTTAAAAGTCGTTTTTGATTTGTTTTTTGCATTTTATATTAAATTATAATAATATTTTTAAATAATATTAACATTACATTTAAGTGATTTTATAATATTAGTTTTTTAAAAATAATTAAATTGAATATAAAAATAATTATATAATTTACATATATAATTATCGAATGTCCAATTCGATTAAAACGCCCATTAAATCATTAAATAAATTATTAAAAGAATGTAAATTTGAAAAAAACGATGACCCAATGCATAAACCGTCACACACAAGAATTGGAAATGCACAATTAAAAATATACGGTGGATCGTATTATTTAGATACTTCAAACAAAAATCTAATGAATAAATTTTATAAATTTTATAATAGAAAAGTGTTGAAGAAAAATTTAACCGAGTACCTCACTGAAATTCAAGATAAAAAAAACGGAGGCCCCATTCTGATTGATTTAGATTTTAAGTTTGATAATTCATTGAATGAGAGAATTTTTGACGATGATATTATTAGCGATATGGTGTCCATTTATATTGAAGAAATCATAAAACTATTCGATTTGTCAAATATTAAAAAATTTGAAATATACGTTTTACTTAAAGACGATATAGTTGACGATGATAAAAATGACGGTAAAAAAGATGGTATTCATATTCATATTTGTTTAAAAACAAAACACAATGGTCAAGAAATTTTAAGAAAACACGTTTTAAATAAAATGGGGGAACAGGTTTTGGATGAAATAGGGTTTATTAACGATATTGAAGACGTGTTTGATAATAGTATAACTAGGGGGAATACGGGTTGGTTGTTGTATGGTTCATCAAAACCGGGTGGAACTCCTTATAAAGCAAAATATAAATATGAAATTTTACTTGATGACGATGATTATGACATAGATCGCAAACCAATTGAAACTGACTCTCTGGATTTAGTTAAAAAATTAAGTTTGCATAACCACAAGTTAAAAGAGATTACATTAAAGGAAAAGTATAAATCGGAAATAACTGTTAATAATAACAATAAAAACACGGTTATTATTAAAGAAAATCATATAGGAAAGGAATGGATTATTAAAAATTTCAAAAATATATTTACCGAAGATAGTTGCGATAGAGCCATTGAGATAATTTTATCAAATGAGCAAAATAGTTTGTCTAATATTTCTGAAATTAATATGTATGTTATGCGATGCTTAGATGAAAAATATTATAATCCATTCCATGAATGGATTAGGGTATTATGGGCTATGAAAAATATTAACCCACTGTTATATCCATTCCTACTTAAATGGTCATCGCAATCAGATAAATTTGATTGGAATGATAGTGCCAATATTGAATATATTTATAAACAATGGGTTGAAACAAAACCAAATACATTCACCGAAGGTTCCATACGTTATTGGGCAACAATATCAAATCCCGATGAATATAAAATGATTCGCGATAATACAACAAATTCATTTATTGAAATCACATTATTGGGGAAGGGTACCGACCACGATATTGCAAAATTGATCCACCATCTAATGTTTGATAGTTATAGATGTACTTCTATTAAAGGAAATACTTGGTTTAGATTCAGAAATCACAGATGGATTACATCTGAATCGGGTACTGGTTTGCGAAGAAAATTTTCTTCAATGATATCTCCACTTTATATTTTAAAGCAAGCTGAAATTATGGAACAGATTAGAACCGATGATAATATGACACAAGAAGTTCAAGATAAACTTACACACGAGGCTGCGATTTATAATAAAATTTCTATGAGATTAAAACAAACTTCGCAAAAAAACAATATATTAACGGAATCTAAAGAATTGCATTTTGATCCCAAATTAGAAAGCAGATTAGATGAAAATTCATACCTAATTTGTTTTAAAAATGGAATATTTGATTTTGAACAAAAGGTTTTCAGGGATGGTATACCCGAAGATTATGTTTCAAAATCAACAGGGATAGATTATATAAAAATTGATAATGATAATGAAAACCATATCAAAATTATTTTAGAGATTGAAGATTTTATGTCTAAATTATTCCCCAATGAAAGATTAAAACAATATGTATGGGAATATATGGGAAGTTTATTGGTGGGGTCAAATCAAAATCAAACATTCAATATTTTTACAGGAGTTGGTAGCAATGGTAAATCAGTATTGGTAAAATTACTGTCTATCGTTTTGGGTGATTATAAGGGTACGGTACCAATTAGTCTAATTACACAGAAAAGATTGGGTTTGGGTGGAACATCTTCAGAAGTTGCCCAATTAAAAGGATTGCGTTTTGCTGTTATGAACGAACCATCTAAGGGGGATGAAATAAACGAAGGTATTATGAAAGAGTTGACTGGTGGAGATCCTATTCAAGCCAGAGAATTATATAAATCTTCCATTACTTTTATCCCTATGTTTAAAATGGCTTGTTGTACAAATACATTATTTGATATTAAAAGTAATGACGAGGGGACTTGGCGAAGAATAAGAGTTGTTGATTTTGAATCTAGATTTTTAGAGAACCCTAGTTCTGACCCAAACGATAAAGAATTTAAAAAGGATAAATCATTGGATAAAAAGTTTGCACAATGGGCGCCCATTTTTGCAAGTAAATTGGTTGATATTGCATTAAAAACAAATGGTAAAGTTGAAGATTGCGATGAAGTATTAAAAGCTAGCAAACAGTATCGTGAAAATCAAGATTATTTGGCAAAATTTGTTAGTGAGAAAATTAAACCGTGGGTTTACAACGATAATAATCCTGAAAAAACTGAGAATAAAATATCAAAAACAAATATCCAAAATGAATTTAAGGAGTGGTGGAAAAGAGAATATAATACTCGTTGTCCGAAAGGTGGAGAACTTGTTAATTATTTAAATATAAAATTGGGCACATATAAAAAACGTGGGTGGTGGGGATATGAAATAGTATACGATGAATACGACAGCGAATAAAAATAAAATCATTTATAATTTTATTTTTACAATTTACAATTTATTTACAATTTACATAATTTTGGCATTTATACTTTCGGGTAAACTAATTTTGGGAGTTGGTAATATAGATGTATTTTCTGGCGTTGTTATCATTATTAATAGTTTTTGAACCAATTTGAAACCACCAAAACTAACCCCAATTGTTATAAATATTAAAATTACATATAAAACATCTAATTTAAAATGACCTATATTTTTGATAATTAAATCAAATACTCTTTTTAACAAAAAAAGTGGAAAAATAATTATAATTAGTAAAAACGCTAAGATTTTTTTATTTTTATGTTGTTTTTTATAAATTAATAATAATACCAAAACACCAATCAATATAAAGTAAATATATTTAAAATACTTTTTTAAGAGACTTTTTAAGTCATAATCTTTACTATAAAATTCAACCAACCTTCTATTTACACTTTCGTTTTTTTTTAATTCATAGATTTCTCTATTCATTTTTTCTGCATTTTTTTCATATATTTCTCCTATATTTTTCAAATTATTTTCGGTATTAAAAAGTACTTCTATTTTATTTTCAAATTCTGGAATTATTTCATCCAACCAAGAATTAACCCAATCTTTATACTTGTCAATTTCGTCCTTTAAAGTTGGACTTGATGCGATATTCTCACTGTCTATCTCATTTGGCAATTTCACATCATCCATAAGCTTGTATTCATTTACTATTCCTCTTAATTCGCCTTGCGAGGGCATTGCGAAATAATTTTTAGAAGGCATTGTAATAATATTAGATTAGAAATTAATTAATGGTTGAATATTTTAAACTTGTTATTTTAAAAGTATTGTTGTTTAAATTATTTACTGGGTATATATTTTTGCAAGATTTGCATTTACTAGTATTTAATAAAGAAAATCCTTCCGAATGCTGATCGGGATGTTGTGTTAAATCAGTTGGTTCGTGTGGCGGCGAATGATTATGAGTATTGTTATATGACAATTGATTATTTATAACATCACTTTCTAACGACGTATCTTTACATTGTTTATCCAAACCCAATAAATTACTCAAATTAAATGTATTTTTAGTTTTTTTATCATAAACCTCGTTCTTTTTTTTATAATGTCTAAATTTAGAATAATCAATATTATCTCTTTGAAAATTCCAAAATAATTTTTTAATAATTCTTAAAAAAACAAAAAAACAAATAATTACGATAAAAATTCTAGTTAAAAATTGAGGTAAAATATTTTTTGAATTTAAAAAAACAATCAATAATACAAAAAAAGAACCATACACAATAACTTTTAAAATAGATTTATGTTCAACATTTTTTGAATATTCGTATTCACCAATCTGTGCCATACGCTGTTTGTTATTTTTTTCGGCCTTTAATGCTTTTAACTTTTGTTTTTGTTTATCTAATTCCCCGTTTAAATGTTGTGACATATTAGACTGTTGCCCTAAAACTTTAGATCCGATATTTACATCATCGTTTGCGGAAGAATATAGATTTTGCAACTCTTTTAATAAATTCGTTCTTGTTGTTGTTAAATTAGTCACGTGTGATGCTATATTATCTTTTTCTTTAGAGGCCGCAGTAGAAGATGCGGCATCCTGAATTTTAGAAAATAAATAACTTTCAACGGCTTGAAGTTCTTGTAAATTATTAATAATTGATTCGTGTTTACGATTTATCTCTTCTTTATAATCGTCGCCCATTTATTATATATTATAATATAATATAAAATAATTTATAAGCTTTTAATTTTCATTAATGCTGATATTCCAAACCCCAACGCCAAAACAATCCAAACATATAATCTTAAATCCGTCGATTTTTTTAATAAAACTTTATCTTCAATGTATTTATTTAAAGTATTTATTATTTTTGGATTTGATTCATCTTTTATATCTTCAAGAACCTCTTCATAAGATTCATTTGTATTAATGAAATTCATAACTTCAACATCCCTTTCTATAACAATTTCTTTACCCAAATCCTTTAAAGATTTTACTAAATCTAATAAATTTTGAGCATTTGATGAAATTGATTCATTTTTTTGAATGACATCGCTATAGTTGTCTCTAAAACCATATCCGCTTTGAACTTTTTGCGGATTTAATTGCATATCGAATCCCTTATTACAAGCCACTTGTCTAGATTCAACACCTGTACCTTCCCACCTATCGTCCTCTGTGTCTTTGAAACCATTCTCACCGGTTGTGTCATTACAATCTGTTATTTTATTACCATCACTCCATTTATAAGGTTTAAATTTATCTTCCAATTTGCCAGGGCTACAACAGTGATTCCAAGCATCATAATTGTTTTCATCCAAAATTAATTTAAGTTGATCTTTTTCATCATCAGTAATATTAGATTTATCTGCAACGTTTTCATAAATAGTGTTACAATCGTCTCCTACTTGAACGTTTAAACCGGTCGCGTTATTCGTACCCATTGATTTTGCTGTTTCAAAACCAATACCGTTTTCACTACAATCAAGTATTTCGGGCGAGTGTTGTAAATGACAACCAATCATACAAGCTCTTTTTGCAAGAGTTTTATATGATGCTTTTGTTGGTAGACTGGGATCACCTCCGATGGAGGTTCTATCGGTTTCTTCAATTTCGTAACTGTCATCTACACTACACATATTTCTACAAGATGAAATATCTTTGTATGCATTTTGAACATTATCTAAAAAAGTTGTATACATCACACCATATTCGGCAATGTTGGTTTGGAGGGCTTCTCCTTTCACTTTATATTCATTTTCCAAACAACTTTGTTTTTCATTTAATTCTTCGTTATCACAAAATCCTTCAATATTTTGTCTACCAAAAAAACCCTCTATTAAATTATCGTCACTATGGTTTATCTTATGTTTGAGCAATGATATATTATTTTTTCTTTCACTTAATATTTCTAATCCTTGGTTTAAACAGTTGGAATTTGTTTCTTTATTGTTTTTATCTATATATTTCATAATTAATATATATATAGATATTAAAAAATTTTATTTATTTATTTGGTGCATTAATAATAAAGATATGGTTATTAAACTAATACCCCAAGTAACATAACGAAGATTTATAGCTTTTACTAAATGTTTATTATCTGTTATAGTTGTATCCAATGAAAATATTTCTTTTTGTAATTCCTTTACTTGTTTTCTATGTTGTGTTAATTCGTTTATCAACATAGTTACGGCCATATTTACTTCATTTGAAGAATCTCTTGTATCACTACTCCTATTATTAATATCATCAATTTCTATTTTCATTTCTTTGGCCAATTCAATTAATTTGTTATTTAACAATATTATGGTTGGTTTACCATCTTCTTGTGGACCCGGGCAGGGAGAATTTTTATTTAATGTACCGCCTTTATTCATTAAATTCCATTCATTTGCTTTAACTTCATACGTTGGTTTGTTTGAACTTCTTTTCGGGCAACTATTGTGTATATTGTCTTTTAATAACCCGGGTTCAAATAAATGTTTGGTTCCTTTCCAGTCGTACCAACCGAGTTCTTCGGATCCTTCTCTTTTAATAAAATGCCCACCATTTTCCCACTGACTATTGCATTTCTGCCATATATATCTTCCCTCACCAGCTGCATTTTCTAGAGATGAGTTTTGTTTAAATTTCAAAGGTTGACCCGTTTCAAATAAATTTAATGTAGCGATGTCAAGGTCGTCTTCGGACAACTTACACCCGTGAGCAATGGCTGTTTTTTTTCTACCCTCCGGTGTATGTATACTATAAGTATTGTCTTCGGGGGCCTTTAATTCTCTCTTAACACCGTTATTGGTAATCCAATATAATGCACCACCAGATGCAATTGTTTTTCCATAATACTGAACTAAATTGTTTTCATTGCTCATTGCTCCTGCTAAATGAAGTCTAAATGATTCTTCGTATTCAACGAGAGTATTTCTAAAGCTCTTTGTTAGACTATCCATTTTTGATTCTTCGTCGTGGTCTAGTCCTTCCATTCCAATATAATTACTTTTCCCAATATTTTTAATGACTTTATTAAACATTTGTTGCATTGTTCTGAATTGTTTTCCCTGATTAAGGGAAGTTTTATTATTTGACACAAACATATATTATATACTTACATTAAATAAAGAAAAACTAAAGTTTCAATAATTTATAAATAAAAAAACCTAAAAAACCATATGATAATAAATAATACATAATATAAAAATTTTCTTCAATATTTCTATCATATGAATCTATCTTTAAAATTCCCGTTGCAGCATTAGTATTATTATTTGATTCATAATTATCATCGGCTAATTCATAAACGGCTTTATCAACTTTAATATCATTATTTGTTTTTTTTAATGATTCTTTTATTTTATGTTCAATATATCTCAGTTGGTCAATAAAAAATTCACCCGAAAATCTCATAGATTTTAATTCATCAAATATGTCTTCAACTGTACCGCCATATCTATATTTATATTTATTATCGCCTGTCTTTTCAATAACATCGTTCCTTTTACCGTTGTATGCTGCGCATTTTGTCAATTTTTTGGCGGTTTCCGATTCTAATGTACAGTCGTCCGTCACTGTAAAAAACGTTACCCAATTATCCAATTGTTTGTCCATATCATCTATTTGATTTTTTATATCTCGTAATTCTTTAATTGGCATATTATATATATTTTACATTATATTATTTGCATAAACGATAATATTTTGAAAGTATTGATGTTGTACTGGGTCTAGTAATTTCACATAATTCACCGGGTCTTAATCCGATAATACTCGCGGTTGCATCAAATCTTGAAATTTCTGGAAGTTGTTTATCGTCAGTAATTTTATATTTTTCATAATGATATTTTTTTTCTTGTTCTGTCATAATTCTATGCGGTGGCACATAAATATGGTCTAAATGATTAAATAAATAATGCTGAATTTTCCTCACATTTACAAATATTTTATCTTTAATATAAACAAAATTCATTATTTCTTCTAAAGTTAAATTAATATTTTGATCTTTTAAAATTATTAATAATTCATCGTTTGGTTTTAACATATCTTCCAAATGATAAATGTCATCTATATATTCGTAAATTTTGGTTTGATTTAATGTTGCCATATGGTATTTGACATAAATTTTTTTTTTATTTTTTGGATTTTCCAATAACATATCCAATTGTTTATTATTAAACATCATTTGAATTTCACTAATACCAAAATATTTATAATCTTCTGTAACAAACCCTCTCCTCTCCAATATATCCAATAAAATCCCGCGGGATTTATGTAATTTTGCAATAAATGACGAACTAGAATTTTTTTGAGAATTCATAATATATATTTATCTTAATAAAATTTTATATAATTATTTTTTCAATTTAATTTTCAATTTAATTTTAAAGTTTTTTTTAAATCGCTATCATCTTTTTCATTATCTTTTTCATCATCCTTTTTTTTTTCTTCCTTTATTGTTAGCATATTTAATTGTTTATTTTCTTCTTTCTCAATATCTTTTTTTTCAGATGTAAAAGTATCCGTTAATATTAAATCTGGTATATCTGATTTTTGAGATAATTGGAAGGGTGTGTCTGGTGGACCATAATCTGGTGAAACAGGTATATATTCTGGAGAGTCGTAATCACTCAATTTTGTTTGTTTTAAATATTTAACACTGTTTTGTGTATCATCGGAAATGTTATAATTATCAACTTCCGAAAATTCTTGTTGAATGTCATTTAAATCTGCATATTCGGTTTGATTTTCAATTGATACGGGCGTTGTAAAACTTCCACCATCCAATTCTTCAAGTGGATCCAATATTTCATTTTGATCTATATCACCTTTAATATTCAACGAATCTGGGTTGTTTAAAGAACTATTTTTTGTTATAATATATTTATCTTCAACTTGTAATATTTTTGTACCTATTGAAACGCCGTCTTTAGATACATTTCTAACGGTTCTTCTCCCATCGGAAGATTGTCCCATTATTTCAAAATTATCTTCATCTATTCTACCATCATCCCAAATCATTACAATTCCACCCATTTCAATTTTATCAGATAATGTCGAATGTCTTTCTTTTAAATCTCTATATTCTTTATCATCGCGCATCATTTCATCGGCTTCAACCTGTACTTCTTTTTCAAACACCTCATCGTTAAATTTGACAATATCAGCTTTCATCCCTTCAATATCCCATTCTCTGGATTCTCCATCAAAATATAATTCAGCAACATTAAAATTGGGGTCAAGTTTTTCTAACATTTCTTTTAATAATATAGGATCATTTGGTAAAATATCCGGTTTATCAACTTCCCATATCTTTCTTTGATCCTTTACAATTATGTTATCTATTTTTAATTTATTATCAGAAATCATTTTATACTGTTGATTTGAAATAGCTTCTGGTGTTTTCTGCTTTGTTTGGATATTATCCTCACCATAAAACAATGATGTTAAGCGATCAACATTATCTTCGGTAATAATTCTCATCTGGACATTCATTGTTTTTAATTCTTGCATTAATAATTTAAATGCGTATGGAACCCTTATTATGCTAAAATCTTTTCCAAATTGGCTTTTTTGTACAATGTTCATATTGTTTTCAACGTTTTCTATAAATTTCAAAGGACCGTCAACCATTGGACTTAAAAAAAGGTTCTTGCTCTCATTATATATCGCTATTGTGCCCGATTGGTTACATATTGCCATATAATATTGATCACCTCTAACCAACATTGTTTCTTTCATAAAATTTGCAGCTCCGTGCGCTATTAAACAATCTCTATCCATTTCTCCGATTCTTAAACCACCGTCATTTGCACGACCACCAACGGTTTGTCTTGTTAATACGGACCGCGGACCCCTAGCCCTATAATTAATTTTATCTTTTGGCATATGTTTTAATCTTAAATAATAAGTGGGTCCTATATAAATTTCAGTTTCCAGTTGTTCACCCGTCATACCGTTGTATAATATTTCATTTCCCGAACTATGATATCCATTTTCCGTTAAAACTTTACCAAATTCTTTTTGTTTCATACCTTTATTTATAAAAGCGGTACAATCACCAAAATTCCCATTTAATACAGCAGCTTTGCTGATCAATGCTTCAACTATATGTCCTATTGTCATTCTACTTGGCATAGCGTGCGGATTAACAATAATATCGGGTTTTAAACCATCGGCCGTTGTTGGCATATCTTCTTCAGATAAAATTATACCTATTGTACCTTTTTGTCCCGCGCGACTACAAAATTTATCACCTATATCTGGTATACGCGTTGCTCTAATTCTAACTTTTGCAATACGTTGACCCATATCACCTTCGCTAATAAAAGATTTATCAACTATTCCAGTCTGGCCTTTTTTACATTTTACCGATGCGTCAATAAATTTATCGGTTTCTAATAAACTATTGTTTGCTTTTCCAATAACAATTGTTTTTTCGTTTACCATTGTATTTTCTTTAATTAATCCGGAAAATCTATCCAATTTACTATAATCATAACCTTCTTTTAAACCGTATACTTCATTATCTTCAATATTCATAAATTGTGCATCTATTTTTCCACCTCCGATTTTTGTTGATTCTTCTCGGTCTTCGTACATATTAAAATATGTTGTATTAAACAAACCGCGATCCAATGAACCTTTGTTTATAATAATAGCATCTTCAACATTATAACCACCATAACACATAATGGCAACTATCGCATTTTCGCCATATGGTTGTTCTTCGTTTGTAAAATATTTTAAATATCGACTTTTTGTTAAAGGTAATTGACCATAATTTAAAATAAATGCACTCTTGTCAATTCTGTTTTTAAAGTTTGAATGGTACACGGAAACACCCTGTTTTGCCTGTCCACAAGAAAATGCATTTCTTGGATATGGGTTATTTTCTGGAAAAATAATTTGATTTGCCATAAAACCAAGTATTAAAGAAGGATGGATTTCAACGTGTGTATTATTATTATTTCCAATTTCTTTTAAACTAGAATGTGCAATTTTATTTCCTTCACCTTCGGATGCATCAATATATTCAATAATTCCCTGTGTTTGAATTAATGATTCGTTGTTTTTAATTTTACTATTTATCATTGATTTATTAAATGTCAAATAATCTTTATCAAATCCGCAAAACATTTCATCCCACGTTAAAGAACCATCTTTTAATTTATTTCTAATTAATTCAGAATCAAAACTAGCAATTTTATCTTTAATATAAAATAATGGCCTGGTTGGTCTACCCGCATCAACCCATATTTGTATTTCATTTCTTTTTATATCAAATAATATACTGGTATAAATATAAATAATATTATTCCTTCTGTGTAATTTAATTGTATTGACAAATTCAATTGGGTTTATACATATACCAACCCAAGCACCATTTAAAAATACTTTTGTTGTTTTTGAAATTAGATCCAAAGAACATTCCTCCAACAACAACATTTCTAAATTTCTTAAATAACTTATATATGGTTTTGCAGGAACACCGCTGGTTATATGCGTTGATGTTGATATATGTTTATGCAATCCAACGTTTCCACCATCTGGCGAATGTATCGGACAAAGTAATCCATACTGGGTACCATTTAAAAGTCGTGGCGCGACAACTTTTGCACCATCGGTCCCGATATGTAAATTTGTTTTTCTTAATTGACACATAAATGAAAAATAAGATAATCTATTCAATGATTGAACAATGCCTGGTCGTTTGGTATGACTATCTCCACCCCAATCACCTTTAAAAGCTTTCCTAAAACCTTCTTCAACGATCCTTTCTTCAAAAATCATAGAAATATTATTTTTAATTATACCCGTAAAATCCTCATCTTGATAAGAGATTGCATTGGATTTAAAAAAATATTCTTTATCAATTATTAATCCAATATTATTTATCTGTTTTTTATAATATTCGCGGAAAAGTTGATTTATTAAAATCCCAGTGTGTTCTATTCTTTTCGCGTTATATTTATCTCTATTTGTTGGTAATTCAGCTTTAATAAAAACCAATAACAATCTTTTAACTATGTATCCCAAATAAATAGATTTATGTTTAAAATTTCTCTCACCGATATGTGGGAGAAAATAATTTGATAATATATCTTGAACGTGGTAATTGGTTTTTCCTTTTGTGAACAATGCTAAATATTTTATTGCGGCTTGTTGTGTAAAAATATTCCCAGCATCATAAACGGACGGTATAAAAAGATCAACCAATTCTTCATTATCTTCAATATTTAAAAGGCACGTTTCAATTATTTCTTTATCTGATATTACACCCAATGCTCGCATTAAAATGAATAATGGAACGGGTTTCCTTATATTGGGAACATTTACAACTATTTGATTATTGTCTAATTTTGAATTTGGTGCAACAATTCTTACCGATAATGTCCTAACCGGTTTTGATAAATCTTCGGATACCGAACGAATTTCACCCGAGTGACTATAAATGTCATTAACATTGTCTTTGATATATAAAATATTATTAGCCCTGCCTTCTTGAGACATTATAACCTTTTCTTTACCGTCTACGATAAAATAACCACCCAAATCATTACGACATTCTCCCATATTAAATTTTATTTCAGAATTTAATCCATTAAGAATACATAAATAAGAATTTAACATAATTGGGAAGCGACCGAGCAATACTTTTGGAATTATAAATGTTTCTTCGAATACATCAAATTTATTAACTCCTTCACCATCACCTGTATCTTTTAATATCCTAAATTCAACTTCAACATCATAATGTATTGAAAATGCGTAAGTCATATTTCTAAGCCTTGCTTCATTTGGAAACATAAAATGAGTTACGTATTCTTGATCGTATTTATCAAAAATAACTGGTTTACCATAGTATATTTTATCACCATTCTTTCCTCCAAAATATAAATCTGCAGAATATTTATATAAATTTGTTTCCGAATCCAATTCTGCGAAAAATTTCTTTGGGTTATTGTACATCATTATATTTCTTAATTCTTTTTGAAAAAAAATATTATATGATTCTAAATGATGTTTAACTGCTAATGTTGGATTATCGCGAAATAATATATCAATAAATTTAAAACTATCAGTTGTGTTCATTTATATATATATTTCTTTATTAATTTATTTTTAATCCCAAATTAATTATAAAAATATTTACAAACATTATTGAATTTACATCATTAAAAGAATTGTGTATTTTATGATCTTTTGGCATTTTTATATTAAAAGCTTTAAATATAGTACCACTGGTATATTTTGCAGGATCAATGGTCGAGTTCTTTTTTAATATATCTTTAAAATCATTAAATTTATTCATCCATGCTCTTTTCATATATTTTGATTTTTTATCATAATTATTTAATAATAAATTTTCTTTAATAACGTCATAATCATTACCATAAGAATATAATGTGTAATATTTTGAAAAATCATAGAATTTTTTAATAGCGGTTTTAAAGGTTACACCATCCTTATTCAGTTTGTTATTCGTAATGCCCGTTAATTTTGTAATAAAATTTGAAAGTTTTTTATTAATATTTGGTTTTATATATTTAATGTTTCTACCAATTTACCATTATTGATTTTAAAAGCAGCTATTTGTATTAGTTCTCTATATTCTCCCGATTTTGACCAATTATTTTTTTTACTATTTTTCCAAGCTGTAAATTCTGTATCAAATAAAATATATTTTTTCATAATATAATTATTTATTTTATAATTATATTATTCTTCAAGTTTTTTATTGTTAATTTTAATTAGTCTAAATAATAATAAACCCATCAAAATAAACATACCGATAAATGGTAATAAAACCAATAACCAAGAAATTGTTTTATAACCACTTCTACATAATAATTGTAAAATATATGTCCAAATAAATATATATATAAACTTAATTAAAAAAAATACCAAGTTGTTACAAGAAGTCTCTGTTTTAAAAATGCCTATACAATATTGATACGGGTGTTTATAGTTTTGTTTAAAAATTGTTAATACGCTAATTATTGAAATTAAAAAATACAATTGTGCGGGGGGGCATAAACTGGTAAATTTATTCCACAAATCCATATAAATTATATATATATAATATTTTAACTATTGTCCATTTTATGCGCTATAACTGGATCAGCTGAGGCTAATTGTCTATCAGCATCCCAAGTATTTTTAATATCGCTTAAATAATTCATACTATTCCTAACGGTTGTTAATGGGTGACTTAATCCCAAATTTATTAATTTGCCAGTTCCTAAACCACCAAACCCTATCAAACCACCACCTTTTTGTTCAAGAGCCAAGGATGGTAAACGATTTTGTGTTGTTTGTGGTGTTAAGTCTGACCATTGTAGATTATTTTTAGTACCTGTTATAATCTCGCCCATATTATTAGGGTATTCGCAATTATAATTTGCAGCGCCACCTCGTTGTCTTGCACCTCGTTGTCTTGCACCTCGTTGTCTTGCACCTTGACGTTTTGCACCTCGTTGTCTTGCACCTCGTTGTCTTGAACCTTGACGTTTTGCACCTTGACGTTTTGCACATCCCATTTGAACGCGACGATAACCTCTTTTAGATTTTTTCCTTTTACGATAAACTTTTCTACTTCTATTGCAAATTGATTTTCTTCTTAATCTTTTTGATTTCTTTTTTGATTTTTTTCTTTTATTTTTTTTATTGTATTTATTACTTCTGTTTTTTTTATTAAAACTTCTTTTTCGTTTTAACGGCATTATATAAAATAGATTGAGAATAAAAAATATTCTAAATATTAATTAAAGATCCAGTCTTAACATATATCCACATGAGTTAACATATGCCTACGACAACACATTTTTTTTAGACCAAGGTCGTCTAAAACCCTACCTTCCGGTGTTTTTTTGGTTGTTATTTCTGTAAGATAAACAATATCCGTATCTTCTATTTTTTCTTCTAATTTAATTTTGCGAACATTCTTAAGATAAAATAAATATTTATCACCCAACACTTTCCCACAAGTAAAACATTTTATTGGAATAATCATATTTTATATATATTAAATAAAATATAATTATAAATCAATTTATTTAATCTTTAATTTCTTTTTCTTTTTTAAATAAATAATATTCCTCATCATCGTTTTTTCCATCATCAATTACTTGGTTTATGTCTTTCCATATTGGGTTTTCATCATATATTGGTGCTATTGTTATTTTTTTATTATTTAATTTGCGATAAAAATATGTATCAGATGTCCCACCCTTTGGTCTATTTTTATATTCTGAATAATAATACCCATCAACATTATTATGTTTTTTTGAGTCATTAAAAATTTTTATCATATATTGATCTATTTTATTTTTTGAAATATCATTTTTACCTTTGGCATTAATTGTTACACAACCAGAACAATCAATCTTGGCAAGTTCTTCCGTTACATCATTACCATTATATGACAATAAACTATTTAATTTATTCATTGATGTATCAATTTGATCTTTAATTTCTTTATTTTTAGTTTTATTATATTCTGATATAAGTTTAATCCATTTATCTTTATCGTGTGGACCACCCGCTTTTCCTTTTACACATCGACCAATATTTGCATCATCATTATTCCAGTTTATATGTTTATTTAGATTAACACTTTTAAACAAACTACTTCTTTCTTTTTCTTCTTCTTCCGTTGAAAAATCACCAATTGTTATTACCTTATCTGCCCATTTTGGGTTTTTTGCAATTTTATCCCATTTTGTTTCCCATAAACAACAGGGATATTGTAGACAATTATTTTCACCTAAAGCCGTCATCTGTCTACAGAATTCTTCCCCGTGGCTTTGGCAATTATTTGCTAATCTCCACCAATCTTTGCATTCTTTAATTTTAACAACTTCGTTTAATGACGCATCGCAATTTTCTTTACTAATTCCACCATATCCTTCTGAAAATGATTTAAAACCTTCGTTTCTGCTGCCACCGGATGTATAATAATTAACTTTATCTAGTTTTGAACGACCAACCGCGCCTATTCGTTCCTTGCTATATTCACTCATTTTCCTATGTTGTTCCAGATTTTCGGGGTATACTGTGTGTATTAAATAATTTTCATCATTTCCACCATTGCATTCTTCATCGCAATCGGTGCCGCACTTTCCCCACGGACATTTGCATTTTCCGTCCATAATATCACATACGTGGAGTTTATTCTTACTGAAGTTTGTATTTTCCCAACACTCTTTGGTACCGTCAGCATATTTTGTACAATCGGTTCCATTATATTTATCTGAATCGTCATCGTCATCATCGTCGTCGTCGTCATCATCTGTATCTTGACCACATATTTTACACCCAGATCCACTACTTTTACAACACATAGCTTTCCCAATGCATTCAATATCGCATTTGGAAGGTTTACTTAATATGCTATCTCCGCCGAGAATTCCACCTTTGTCTTTATTTCCGGATAAACACTCCGAATCGGGGTGGTCTGGTTTTAGAATGACGCCATGGCCATAAATATTCTTCCAAATAGATTCGCAGCATTTTTTATTAGTTGAGACACCCAGGTGACAGTGACAATACCATTCTCTGTGTTTATTTTGCCAAGTGGCATTTGTTTGCCAATCAAATACCGATAAACCGCCCTCGTTTTCACCAGCTTCGTTTATTTTTTTTTTTATATCCATACAACAAGCCGTCGTTACTCCGGGTGAAGGTACAATACCACCACTTAGTCCATAATATTTATCCGGGTGAGAGGGGTGCGGTTTGTGAACTCTTTTATAAATCTTCTCAAGATCTCTGTGACTTCTCCCTTCTGGGGGGTCGCCGTGAATAAAATTATGACAAGTCCTATTACCAGAAGCATCGCGATCATATGCAAAACAATTCCCAAAACAATATTTATTAACATTCCCGGTATGACGTTTCATTTTTGTATATTTACCGTGTCCTTCTATTATATTTTTTTTGAAAATATATGTTTTTTCTTCGTTTATTTCATTACGTTCATTAAAATTGAGATTAAATGCTTGAAATGCAACATAAATAAAAAATATTATTAACATAAAAATCAAAATAATTACAATATTTTTAATTACATTCTGATAAAAATAAACAAGCATATTGTCTGATTTTACATCAATAGATGGCATTTTTTGAGAAAAGCTTTTTACAGATGGCATTTTTTGAGAAAAGCTTTTTACAGATGGCATTTTTTGTGAAAAGCTTTTTACAGATGGCATTTTTTGAGAAAAGCTTTTTATAGATGGCATTTTTTGAGAAAAGCTTTTTATAGATGGCATTTTTTGAGAAAAGCTTTTTACAGATGGCAATGAATTATTTATTTCAGATAAAGATTTTGTCAACGACATAATAATATATAATAATATAATTATTATATATTTTATATTAACGGCTTGTATAAGGGATTTTTAAGGAATTATTGTTCTATTAATTCATACCCACAAGATGTTTTTGTAATACAGTGTACTATTTTTTTTTTTGTTATTTTTTTGTGACACTCTTTGCAAATATTAACCAAATTCGCCTTATGGTTTTTTTTAAAATGAAAAATATTTCCTAAATCGTCGGCCAATTCTTGAGGATTTAAATGATGAACTTCTTCTCCGGGATTATCGCAAAATTCGCAATTATTTTTAATTTTTTTCGCATTATACTTTGATTGATTATTTTCCAATAATGTTCGCTCATTAGGGAATAAATTATATCTTATATCATTTGCCAACTCAATAAAATCGTCATTCAATCCCAAACTTTTACAAACTTCCAATCCATACATATTATTACCTGGGCCATCCCGCAAATCTCGCATATATATCAATTTGTCCTTTTCAGCATTATATTCCACTCTCATATGTTTCATATTCATTGTACCGATGCTTTTAATTTTATCCAAGCGTTGTAATTCGTGTAAATGTGTTGCAAATATAAAACTACTTTTTCTCTCAGTTAATGTAATTAAACTAGCCGCAAAAATACTCAATGCACTTTTTATTTCTGTTCCGGAACATAATTCATCCCCTAAAATTAAGGTGTTTTCGTCGGCTATATTTAATATTGTTTTCAATTCACTCATTTCAACTGCAAATGAACTCAAACCCTTAAAAAAATTATCATTTCCCAATATTCTTGTTGATATAATCTTATATGGTTTATATGTAAATGAATTACACGGAACATACATACCAGCTTGCGCCATTATTACCGCCATCCCCATTGATTTAATTAAACTTGATTTGCCAACCGCATTCGTGCCATATAATAATGTACCATCAATATTATTGCCTAATGAAATATCATTTGGTTTATACAATTCGTCGCAATTAATATGTTCAATTAATGGGTGTCTTATAGCTTTTGCATCAAAATATGATTTTTCTGCATTTCCGTCTATAACCGGTTTACAATAATTATATTCTCTTGCATTATATGATTTTGTCATAATAAAATCAATCAATCCGGTAAATTTGATAATTGTATTTAATTCTTTTGAATAATTTTTAAATTCTTTAATAAATTGGTTATATGATTGTTCTATGATTTCAAATAATATATGACTGCTTTGTAATATAGAATCGTACAATTCATTCAATGTTATTGATTGAAGTTTTTTATTGTTTTGCGATGTTGTGACACATTTAAAATTTTCCAATGATACGTCAAATTCTTTTACCGATTTATCATAATTTGATGTATATGATAATTTTATGTTTTTTTTTTGTAATTGATTTACTGTAATTTTTAATATTTCGCTGCGTTTTGATGTTGCTTGAAGCCATAATCCACTTTTTGGCGTTTGATGTTTTTTTATAAAACGTTTTCCCTTTTTCTTTTCATTTTTTTCCAATATACTTGATAAATATGTTTGAATCGCTGATAATTTTTGCTCATTTTCAATATGTTCTCTATGAATTGTATCCAAATGTTTAAAAATATTTTTTTTAAAAAAATTAACAGGTTCTTTTATTTTTATTATGTTAATAGCTTCTTCAAAATTTATATATTTTTCTAAAAAATGTGTAACTTTATTACACGTTTCAATGAAATCATCGCAAATTTTTTCAGCAACATAATTATTTAATACATCATTGTTTTCAATAATATTCATTATTTTTATTAATGTTTTTGTATTTGAATAAATTTCAGCAATTTCACAAGGATTAATTTTATTTAATATAATTTTTCTTTCCAATTTTTCAATATCTTTAATTGAATGTAATTTTTTTCTAATAATTTCCAATGATTCATAATTATTTAATATATAATCAATTATTTCATATTCTTTCATTAAATATTTTTCATCAAAATTTGGATGCAATATATGATAACGAAACAATCTCTTTCCCATATTTGTATAACAATTGTTTAAAAATTTTTCTAAACTAGATAATTTTGATTTTTGATTTTGTGATATAATATTTAACTGTTTTAATGAATGTGTTGCCAAGAATACTTTATCATCTGTTTTATCATATTCTGGGTAATTTAAATTTTCTACTAAATTATTATTATGTTTTTCAACAAAATTTAATAAATATATAAAACTTTGCGTTGCCCAAGAATATTCCTTTAATCTACAACTATCAAAAAAAACATTAAAATCATTCATCTTATAAAATTTTTTCAATATTTCTTGCTGCCAGATTTGTTTCTCGCATTTTAATGCTTGTATTGTTTTATCGCTTTTTTCATTAAGATTGATATTATGTAATTTAATATCCGGGTATTCGATGAATTGCAAAAGTTCTTTTACTTTTTTATTATCTTCATAATTATGAATAAGTATAAGTTCGCGGGGGTTATATATTGACATAAATCTTTCTAATTCATCAAATACACAGGGTTCGTGTAATTTATTTGCTTCATATTTGTATTGAAATAGTGTTACTTTCCCTGTATAAATATCTATCGTTGAACAACCAAAAAAAATTCTGGGTAAATTTTGTATAATACTTTTTTTAAAAGATTCAATCCATATACACGCAATATTATTGGAAATTTCTTTTGTTTGTATATCAAAATTTGTACCGACCGAAAATACGCCAAATTCTTTTCTTTCCTTTCCACCGTTTATATGATCGTCGCCGACTTCATTCCAAACAACAACAGTATATCCCGCATTATTTAGCTTTGGTATATATTTTTCTAGAGGAACTATTATACCATTTCCGGCCATAACGACCTTTTTTCTCTCACCGTTGAAATTGATATAACTTTTTTTTTCTGCAATTATAATGTCTAATATTTTTGAAAAGTCAACTATTTTACTACCAGTGATATTACCTTCATTGTCTTTCATTCCATATACTTCAAAAAAGGATCCACATTGCCATAATAAAATTGTTTTATTTCCATATTTTTTTTGATAATGTTCAACATTATCAAAATAATCTTGTATCATTAATTTCTTTGGCATAATTTAAATGTATTCTTATATAATAAATTTAAATCTTTATATTCATTAACTTGATCATTTATTCCAATTATGCATTAAAATTTCTTCAGCATTTTTTCCACCACTATTGCGAATATCTCCAGCTAAATAACGATTCATATACATTTCGCGCAACAATTTTTCAGGAGCTTGAGTACCAACCTTAATTAAAGCATTCTTTACTAAAACATTTTTAACTTGGGCTAATTTTTTTTTCTTAAGAAAATTACAATCTTTATTTATTAAACGTCTGGTTTTTTTATTTTTAATTAATACTGCCACTTTTCTAGTTTTGGAATTTTTTCCTAAAATAAATCTTTTTATTAATTTTTTACTTTTAACTTTAAATTTTTCTTTTTTCTTTTTTTTACCATCTGTTTTAATTTTATTTGATAAATAATTATCTTTTAATTGTTCCAATTTATTTTTTCTTTCCATTGGTTGTTGTCTCCCAAAATTAGATTCATCTGTAAAAACTAAAATATCATTATTTTGCAGAGGTTTTATATGCGGCTGTATATGCGGCTGTATATGTGGCTGTATATGCGGCTGTATATGTGGCTGTATATGTGGCTGTATTTGCGGCTGTATATGTGGCTGTATATGTGGCTGTATATGCGGCTGTATATGCGGCTGTATATGTGGCTGTATATTTTGCTTATATCTTGAATATAATTGTTTCTTACCATTTTTTAATATCCCATATGGTGGATCATTCTTTATTTTTCCATTTAACGGTTGTATTGTATTTATTTTTATATTGGGTTTTATAGTTTGCAATTGTTGCCCAGGCTGTTGCCCTGGCTGTTGCCCAGGCTGTTGCCCAGGCTGTTGCCCAGGCTGTTGAGCTTGCTGTTGAGCTTGCTGTTGCCCAGGCTGTTGAGATTGCTGTTGAGCTTGCTGTTGTAGTTTTTTTTTCTTTTTGCGATTTTTTTTTGTTTTACGTTTTTGTATAATTTCTTCCATAAAATTAACCGCGTTATCATAATCATCTTTATTGTCTTCTTTATTGTCTTCATTGGTGTTTTTATTTTTTTTATTATTTTTAAATGCTTTAATTTTATTAATCATTTTTGTTTTTAAAACATTCTTTTGTAAAGAATTAAAATTTGTTCTTAAACTATGGCTTAATTTGTTTTTTTTTGTTTTTTTTTTACCTCCTAAATTAAAAAAATCTGCATTAACGGATATTGTTTTTGTTGACATAATTAATATTTTAAAAGAAAATACAATTACTTTTTAAACGTTTATAATAATTTAAATTGATATAAAAATAACATTTTATTTAATTAAATTATATAAAAATTATGACCGATAAATTAAAAGATTTATCAATTGAAGAAGATGAGAAAGAATATCAAAAAGTTTCTTGGAAAATAATTGAGACATATTTTAAAAATAAATATTTAACAAGATTGGTCAGGCACCAGATTGAATCATACAATTATTTTATTGAACATCAAATACAAGAAACAATAAATATGTTTAATCCCGTGCGTATTGTATCAGAAAATGATAAACTTGAACACGGGCAATATTCATTAGAAATACTTATAACTTTTGACAACTTACAAATTTTTCGCCCACAAATACACGAAAACAATGGTGCAACTAAAATTATGTACCCGCACGAGGCGCGATTGCGAAATTTTACATATTCATCGCAATTAACATTGGATATTAATATTAAAATTAAAAAATTTCACGGTAAAAATCTTAAAGAGATTGAAACCGTTTTTAAAAAGTATCCTGGGATTCATATTGGTAAATTACCAATTATGTTAAAATCAAATATTTGCGTTTTAAAACAATTCTCTTATATTGATGCAAATATAACTAAAGAATGTAAACACGACCCGGGTGGTTATTTTATTATTAGTGGATCTGAAAAAACCATTTTAGCTCAAGAAAGAGCTGCCGAAAATAATATAATGTGTTTCAATATTAAAAAAAATAATAATAAATGGTCTTGGTTGGCAGAAATTAAATCAGTGCCGTTAAATAAATGTATTTCACCAAAACAAATAAGTATCACAATTGCAACAAAAAACAATAGTTATGGACACACAATTGATATTAATATCCCCCGGATAAAACAACCAATTCCAATATTCATTCTATTTCGCGCATTGGGGATAATTTCGGATAAAAAAATCGTTGATTATATATTATTAAATATTGAAGAAAAATACCAGTCAAAATTAATTTTTGGATTAAAAGCATCAATAATTAAAGCTAATGAATATATTACACAAGAATCAGCGTTTAATTATATTATGAGTTATGTTATGTACACACCAATTAAAATGACAAAAGAAGAAGGTATAATAAAAAAAAGCGAATTTACACAAAATGTATTAAATAATGATTTATTCCCACATTGTGATACAAAAACACAAAAAATTTATTTCCTGGGTTATATGATTAATCAGTTATTGCTAACTAGTTATGGGTGGAGAAAAACGGATGATAGAGATTCATATAAAAATAAACGCATTGATTTAGCTGGAACACTAATTAACAATTTATTCAGAAATTATTTTAATAAACTAGTAAAAGATATGCAAAAACAAATCGTAAGAGAAATAAACAATGGGTCTTGGAAATCAACAAATAACATAAAAAATATTATCAATGATACAAATATTTATAAAATTGTAAAATCAACAACTATTGAAAATGGTATAAAAAGAGCATTGGCAACTGGTGATTTTGGGTTAAAAAATACAAATTCATCAAAAGTTGGCGTTGCGCAAGTTTTGAATAGGTTAACGTATGTTTCCAGTTTAAGTCATTTGCGTCGTATTAATACACCAATTGATAAAAGTGGCAAATTAATTCCTCCAAGAAAATTACATAATACACAATGGGGGTTTATTTGTCCGGCAGAATCACCGGAAGGTCAAAGCGTCGGCGTTGTTAAAAATATTAGTTATTTGGCTCATATTACAATAACCACATCAGACACACCTTTATTTAATTTAATTTCTCCCGAAATCATACCAATTGAAGAAGATAAACAAGGGGATTATTGGGATAAAGTTAAAGTGTTCTTAAATGGGTGTTGGTTGGGTGTAAGCAATAAACCACACGAATTTTATAAAAAAATGAAAGAATACAAATACAAGGGCATTATTAACATTTATACGGGAATTATATTTAATATTCAAACAAAAGAAATTTTCATTTGCAACGATGCTGGTAGATTAACGCGTCCAGTATTAAAAGTAAAAAATAATAAATTATTATTAAATAAAAAGTATTCAGAATATATTTTTAGTAGCAAATGTCAGTGGGAAGAGTTCTTTATAAATCATAATTTTGATGAATCCATTATTGAATATATAGATGCCGATGAACAAAATAATTCTTTAATAGCAATGAAACCACGCGAGTTAAATAAACATCAAAAAAATAATATTTATTACAAATATACCCATTGTGAAATACATCCTAGTAGTATTTTCGGTATTTTAGCAAATTGTATTCCTTTTCCGGAACATAATCAATCTCCAAGAAACACATATCAATGTGCTATGGGTAAACAAGCTATGGGGACATATACAACTAATTTCAGAGATAGAATGGATAAAACTGCATATGTTCAAACTTATACAATGCGACCATTGGTTGATACAAGATTAATGAATATTATTAATTTAAATAAAATCCCAAGTGGTAATATGGTAATCGTTGCCATTATGACATATTCTGGATATAATCAGGAAGATTCTATTATATTTAACGAAGGTTCAATTAAACGGGGTATGTTTTCTGCGACAGTTTATCATACTGAAAAAGACGAGGATAAAAATATCCACGGCGATGAAGAAATTAGATGTAAAGCAGATAAAACGAAAACCAAGGGTATTAAATTTGGAAATTATGATAAATTAAACGAATTTGGAATTATTCCAGAAAATATGAAAATTGAAAACAGAGACGTTATTATTGGTAAAGTTGTCCCCATAAAAGAAAATAGAAATGATCATACAAAAACAATTAAATATAAAGATTACAGTAAAATTTTTAGAACAAATGAAGATTGTTTTATAGATAAAAATTATATTAATAGAAATGGCGATGGGTATGCTTTTGCAAAAATTCGGACGAGGGCATATAGAATACCCGATATTGGTGACAAATTTAGTTCAAGGCACGGACAAAAAGGTACAATTGGTATTATTTTATCGGAAGAAGATATGCCAACAACTAGTTCTGGTATTAGACCGGATATTATTATTAATCCCCACGCAATCCCAAGTCGTATGACAATTGCACAACTTAAAGAAACCGTTTTGGGTAAAGTTTTATTAGAATTGGGATTATTTGGCGATGGAACTAGTTTTGGCGAATACCCAATTAAAGACATTTGTAAAAATTTACAAATGTTAAATTATGAAAAACACGGAAATGAAATTTTATACAACGGTATGACGGGTGAACAATTAGAAACAGATGTGTTTATTGGTCCAGTATTTTATCAACGATTGAAACATATGGTGGCGGATAAAGCTCATAGTAGAAATATTGGTCCAATGGTAGTACTAACAAGACAACCAGCCGAGGGCAGAGCTAGAGATGGTGGTTTGAGATTTGGAGAAATGGAAAGAGATTGTATGTTGGCACACGGTACGGCAAATTTCATTCACGATAGAACTTATAAATGTAGCGATAAATATCATATACATATTTGTAATAAATGTGGTTTACCAGCCATTTATAATAAGGGTAAAAGTATATATCTATGCAAACAATGCGATAATTATACAGATTTTAGCAGAGTAAATATACCATATGCTTTTAAATTATTAATGCAAGAATTAATTACAATGAATATTGCGCCAAGACTTATTACATAAATTCGTTAAAATAATATATTTCACTTAATATATTATTTTATAATGGAATCTTATTATGAATTATTGGGTGCAAATTCATCAATGTCTATTAAAGACATTAAGAAAGAATATATTAAACTAATGAAAAAAAATCATCCAGATAGGTCGGGACAAGATGATCAATGTAAAAAAATAACTGAAGCTTATCAAAAAATAGCGCAATATAAATTAAATTTAAATAATAATGAAAAAACTTTAATACCATTGGAATATACAAAATTTGATAATACCACATTTGATAATACCACATTTGATAATACCACATTTGATAATACCACATTTGATAATACCACACTTGATAATACCACATTGGATATGGATTATGTACACGAAAAAATAAAATTATCTAATAAAAATTTAGAAGTTATTTTAGAATTAAAGGATATTAAAAGAAAGGCCAAATCTGTATTTGAAAAGGTATTTGATTTTTTTTTTGATTTAGACAGCGATGACAGCGATGACAGCGGTGGTGATTAACTTCTAATTTTTTTAAAAAATGTAATTAATAAAATCCAAAAAATAATATGACCAGTAATTCTAAATATATGTTTTTTCGTTCCCAAATATTTTTTTTCTGATGCTTTTATTATTCTAAATATAGAAAAAATAATAAATATTGCAATAATAAATTTATCAACAATTTGTAATTCACCAACGTTAATATTTTTAACGCTTCCAAATATTGAACGCTTACCAAACATTAAATAATTTGTAAATTTTTTAAAAGAATAAAAAAAAGTTTCTATCAATATTCTAAACATATTTATATAATAATTTAATATTTTTTCTTAAAAGAAAGGCCAAATCTGTATTTGAAAAGGTACTTGATTTTTTTTTTGATTTAGACAGCGATGACAGCGATTGTGAAAATTCAGATTAATTATAATAATTATTAATGAAAGATATTATACCAATGGTTAAATCAACAACCAATGCTATATATGCCGATTTTATTTTTCTAAATGCCAAAATCGCAAATATAAACCAAACCAAAGCGTGAATACCGCGAAGCCACCAAACTGGTCCTCCAAAAAAACCCTTTTTTTTTCCATTTTTTAATTGATACACAAAACTTATACTTATCAATAAAGCAGGAAGACTTAATAAACGTAAATAGACCAATGAAGCTTTTTTTGCAACATAAATAAAAAATAGTCTTATTGGTACACAACCGAAAATAAATAATAACATCGTTCTATTCATCTAACAAATAATTAGATTTAAATTTTTATTTAAAAATTCATTGGAAAGTTCTTCCGGTATCTCTCTAAAGTCAATCAATTTTTTGTTCCTATTAAATTTATCTTCAGCACACTCTTTTTCTAATTTGTCTCTGAGAGAATTTGTATCATTCCATAATTTTAAAGCTGTTTTTTTACCACATCTATTGAAAACTCTTGGAATATTATCACTTTTATCACCAAGTATAATTTTGCAAAATAAGTCGCATTCTGCATCACCGGATGAATTTTTTTCTGTCCTAAGAGGTTTTAATTTTAATGTAAATATATCCGTTTGATCATTTATCAATTGTAAATAGTCCTGATCAGCGGTTATAATAGTTACCTTCACATTGGGGACAGTATTTATTAAATGTTTTGTGGCAATGGCAATGCAATCATCCGCTTCTAGTTTTGGATGGTATAAAACGCGTTGAATTCCCGCTTCTGCGAATAATTCATTGTACGCCATCTTAAAGAATGGTTGACCGTGAAAATTTGAATAATCACGATTACCTTTATAATCATTAATAAATTCATTGCGCCAAATATCGCAACGATGACAATCTTTTGCAACAAATGTTTCGGCATCTTGAATGTTTAATTTTTCTGGAATTTCTTTAATTTTTTTTATAAATGTCCGTTTAAAACTTGAAACAAATTCTTCATTTTCAATGGGTTTTTCGCATAACGGTGTGTCTTTTTTTGCAAATTTCCACCAAGCCATTACGGCATAATATCTATAAAACACAAAATAACTACCATCGATTAAAATAATGTTTTTTGTCATAATTTTTAAAGTTAAACATAGTTAAAAAAATAGTATCAATTTAAATAAGAATGAGCAAAGGTTGTAAATATAAAAAAGCAAAAGCTATGATGCGATGGAAATGGAAAAAAAAAAGAATACGTAGACTTCAACGAAAAAGAAGAAAAATGAGGTCAAGGGCAAAATAATTTTATAGAATTATTTATTATGAATATCGTAAAACAAATCAAACAAATAATTAATAATAAAGTTGATGATTATGTTGATAATTATGTTGATAATTTAGGATATAGTCATTTTAAAAAACAAATAACTTTAGAAAAAAGAAAGGAACGATCAAACGAAATTATTGAAAAATACCCAAATAGAATTCCCGTTATTTGCGATGTTTCTAAAAAATTACCCGAATTAGATAAACATAAATATTTATTACCCGAAGATTTAAAATCAGAATTTTTTATGCAAATAATAAGAAATCGTATAAAATTAAACTCCACACAAGCTATGTATTTTTTTGCAGGTAATAAAATTTTACAAACAAATAATTATATGTCAGAAATTTACAATAAAAATAAAGATGAAGATGGGTTTTTATACATTTACGTGTGTGCAGAATCAACGTTTGGATAATTCATTATTATAAAAAAAAAATATGTACAATACTTATATATGTCAAATATTAAGAAACTTTTAGTGACTGTGCGCAAGACTTATGACCAATCTGGCGATTCAAAAAATGTTGGCCCAACAGCGGATAATAGTAGTAGAATTGCATTATTGAAAAAGGTTCAAGTTAGAACATATTATTATGATGTGGAAAAGAAGGAAACAAAATATGCACAATTATGGGGATTAAATAATTTAAGTGCAAAGGGGAATAAAACAGGGTCCGGTGGTGATTCCGGGATTAGAACTAAATTTGTCGGCATTTTCCCAAGAATGAATTTTTAAAACATTTTAATATCTAATATAATATTATAATGTTTCAAAAATTATTAGTTGAATTTTTAGGAACTACATTTTTTCTTTATGTTATATTGGCCGTTGGACATCCTTTGGCGATAGGTTTGGCATTGGCAATTGCAATTATGGTGGGTGGGAAAATATCCGGAGGACACTTTAACCCAGCGGTTAGTATTATGATGGTTGCTGCGAAGAAAATTAGTATGAATGATGCTGCTCCATACATTTTAGCACAAATTGCCGGAGGTTTAGTTGCTTTGGAATTATTTAAAAGAGTTTAATTATATATATATTTTAATATAAAATATATATATATATGACGAAATCAAATAAAAAAAAGGGGAAATCAAAAAGTATGGGAAGATTAAGACGGAAACGTAAAAGAAGTATTAAATTAAATAGGAAATTTAATAAAAAAAATTCCCGTAGACGCCGTAGAAGAAGACAATCCGGTGGCGCTTGGAAAGATTGGGTTCCAAATTTTTTTGGAAAAAAAGAACAAACCAATATTCAAAATAACAATATTCCACAAGTCAATAACCCAATTGCAAAAGAAAGAAACGGATTTATGGACAAATTTACAAATCTTACCGAAAAGCTTGAGAACGGTGTTGGGGGATTAGCAGAAAAAACATCCGCCGCCGTTAAAAATGTAACAGATATAATTAACAAACCAGAATTAAAAGGTGTTGATTTATCACGTATTGCTATGAGTGATTTTAAAAAATTAGAGGTAGATTTTAAAAAATTAAAAGATCAGTTTGGTATTATTGGCGAATGGATTAATAAACGTACAAAAGATCCAGCAAAGTGCCCTTGTTGCAAACAACCCATTCAAGATAATGCCCAAGGTAAAGGAGTGGCACCGGGGCTTGCACCAGGGCTTGCACCGGGGCTTGCACCAGGGGTTGCACCTAGGATTGCATCGGTGCCGGGGACTGTATCGGTGCCTGGGACTGTATCGGTGCCTGGGACTGTGCCGGGGCCAGCATCGGTGGACGGGGTCTAATAATAATACCCAAATAAGTTTATTTTTAACAAATATAATAATAATAATAATTATTATGTTTAAATTTGTGGTAATTGCAATATTATTAATCAATTCTATTTTTTGGGGTGTATCGCCCGTTAATGATTTTTCACCACATCAACGAATTTTAAATAAATTAAATATTAAATTTAAGATAAATTCTTTATTTCATATTTTATTGGGCACAATATTCTATTTATTAGCATTATTCATATCACATTCATATATATCATAAACATTATTCAATATTTTTGATATCTCTTGTTCTAGTTTTCATATATTCAAAGAATTTCCAAAAATCAATATGTTTTCCATCACAACTAACAACTTTCAAAAATGTTAAACATTTTTGTTCTTCGGTGAGATTATTTAAATATTTAATTTTAGTCACGATACATTCATCTTTTATTTTTTTAGAATTATTAATTTTTTCAATATTTCCTTCATTTAATAATTTTAATTCCACTTTATCTTTTTCATATTTTAATTTAGTTTGGCCTAATTTATATTTATAATCCTCATTTTCCTTTATTTTTAAATTTGATATTTCGGTAATATTATTATTAATATGAAGACTTGCAATATCTTTTAATTCCGCCGTCTCAATTACTTGATCACCGTTGCTATCCAAATGATCATATAATTTTAAAATCATTGCAAAATTGTCTTTATCGTAGTCTTTTGGACATTTTAATTTTATTGATGCTGAGGATCCCATTTAAATAATAATAAATAATAATTATTTAAATGCTTTTAACAATTGGATTCTACTTTTCTTTTTGTAAAACTTTCCATAATAAATAAGCCATTAATAACCCGAAACTCATATTAAATAATTTTGCAATTGGTTTGTCTTTTAATTTCAATATTGTATAATCATCTTTTTTTCCATTAAATAAATTTTTAAAAGTTTCCGAGGCGTGTTTTGGACATTCGCTACCTTCAACACCAGATATTGGATTTGTACTAACCCCATCCACCATATCAAAACTACACGGGTTTAATTCAATGACGTCAGACAAAGCAACATAATGTGCATCCGCACCATATTTGTGATGCCAATCAGCGGAGCTTTTACCAGTGTCCATAAATTGTATAGTTTCCATATTTAATTTCACACACGGTGGTACAGGAGGCGCTGTTATTGAATTTAACAATCCCATAGGGTTAAACGCTCCCAAATTTTCTATCATACCTGGTATTAAACCCCGCATACCCTTTAAAGTTCCTAGTCCGGGTATTTTACCGGTTGGTAAATTATCTATATATATATATCTATTTTCTGTTTCACGGGCGTCTTCGCCGGTCCATTCCACATCAGCAGTGTCGCCCTCTTCTTTCTTCTTATCTTTCTTCTTATAATAAATAAAATCACATTTATCGTCTGAACCCTCGCAACCAGTAGTAGTGGGTTTATTATCATCGTCATAAATAACCTGTTCCGGTTTTCCTTCATTGTCTACTTTAATTGGATAACAAGTACCCATTGTTTTCATAAAAAATTTATCACCCAGAGGTTCGTCGCGTTCTTCGCGATTAACTTTTGCATTTGCGTGCCCATCTCCAGTTATGAGCACTTGTCCATAACTTACCAACCCAGCAACATTTTTAACCAATGCATCCATTGAACCTTCCGGACTCATTCCAATTTCATCAGGAGCCATAACATTTTTATGATAAAGATACGTTTGTCCTAAATATCCGTGTTTCGCGTGATCTGGGTCTTCACTCGCTTCATTATTTTTTAATCCTTCTTTCATTGTTGTATAATATAATTTAATAAAATATAATAAAATAATTATTTTATTATATTTTATTATGAATAGACTTGCAAAACTTAATAATTGTGTATCAACAAAAGAGATAGAATTTAAAATTAATGAATTATATAAGCCAATGTATCAAAATATTATTATAAATCCCAAAACGTGTAGATATTGTTTAGAACAAGACGATAAAGAATATATTTCACCGTGTTTATGCAAAGGTGGTTCTAAATATATACACGAAGATTGTTTAAATCAATGGAGGGAAGTAAACATTTCAAACCCAGAAAAAAGAAACACTTGTGAAATTTGTAAATATAAATATAAATTTAAAAGGGGCGAAATAGAACATTTTTATAAATTTTTAATTACAATTAATTGTTTTTCAATAGAACATATAATAATATTTTGGTTTGTTACTATGAGTATGGGGTGTGCAGACATATTAGCTAATTTTTTTATAATTCGCACATTAAATTTTTATAATTATGATAATTCTAATTTATTAATTTTATTTAAAAATT